GAATGCACATTCAATCTCTTCATCAGGCATTCATTATGCCAACAAAGGCAACTGACAAAGCAGGAGCCTTTGATGTATTCATGCCCAATGCTGGCACCGCAACTGCGGCAACTCAGATGGTCGGACTAGGGTTTGCAGCTGCAGTTCCCCCCGGCCATATCGGTCTTTTGCTGCCGCGTTCCAGTACCGGAGCCAAGCACGGAATGGAACTCAACAACACCTGTGGCGTCATCGACTCGGATTATCGCGGCGAGTGGAAAGCTGCCTTACGAACCAAGTCTGGCATCCCATTTCACTGGGAAGCTGGAGATCGAATCCTTCAATTCATGATTGTTCCGGTTGCGGATGTGACGCTGGAACTGGTCGATTCTCTTGATGAGACCGACCGTGGATCAGGAGGATTCGGATCTTCCGGAAAATAAACCAAGGCCCCAATCAGGGGCCTTTTCTTTTACCACTTCACTTTGTCAGCCCAGTAAGCCGCACTCATTTTGCCTTTGGCAATGTTGCTGGCATGTCGGGCTTTGAAAGATTCACGGCGCTTGCGGTAGGAATCAGACTCCCCATCTTTCTTGGGACTGCCTGAAACACCTTGTTGGCCAAAGCGGATCGTCTTGACCTGCACACCTGACTTGGCCACGACAACGTGGCTCTTGGTCGGATGGCCAGGCGTTCGCTTTGGCTTGTTGAAACCAGAAACACCAGCACGCTCAAGACGGGGATCACGCTCGGCCATGGTTTCTCCTTAGACCCAGCCGTTGCGAGAGATGCGGTCGGCTTGACCACCTTGATCAACACGCAGGTTGACCAACTCCAGCTGCTGGCACGATGCCTCGTACTTGGCGAAGTAGGTGTTCCCCATGTTTGTCTCGTTCGTCATGCCGGTCGGTGTGTGCACACGGCTGGCGATGTAGAACAGGAGAGGCTCCAAGTGGCTGTAGGGCAACTCGAGCTCCAGGGAATCGGGCTCCAGATCTGCACCATCAGCGATGATCAGAGGATGGTTGGCTCGGTAGACCAGCTCCACACGGGGAGACTTCAGCTCATCCGGCAAACCAATCACCTGAGCAGCTACGTCGGCCGGCACACGCAGAACCGCCGCACTGGGCGTGAACATCCCGTAAGGATCGGCCTCATCGTTCAAGCCAAACTCATGGCCCAGGCTGGTGTACACCCGTTCGATCTTGTGGATGTCATCCTTGAACGGAGCCGCAGTGCTGTCCTTGATGTAGCGAACCGTCTCTCTGGAAGTCCGGCTGCTCACGGCATAGTTGCTGTGGATCGGGTACGTGGTTCGACCACTCTGCAGTTCCAAGATCAAACGACCTTCTTTCAGAGGAAATCGCTTGTACAGCGCCGTCAGGCCCAGGTTCACATGTGGAACCAAACGGTTGTAGTTTGCAGGAGCAATCACCCCTGCTTCATTGCCGCCGATGCTGAGTTGGGATAGCTCGCCATGCGTGAGCTGGTCAAAGACTTCTTGAAGTTTCATGGGCATTCCTTAAACGATGTATGACGCCATTCGGTCAATGGGAGAGTCATCGACATCGATGTCCCACATTCCCTCACCTTTTCCTGATTCGACCATTGGGGCTTCTTCCGATGGTTTCCATGGATTAAGTGACGACAGCATCGAGATCGTGTCGAGGAAGTCATCGTGCTTACTTCTGAAGCCAGAAACAGAAACCAGGCTCAGTTCATTCATGGCTTCCAGCATTGTATCTTCCTGCTTCCGTTCTATCGGGAAGAAGACTTTGCGTGCCTTGAACAAAGGAACCACGGTGTTAAAACGAACCATCTTGTTGGTGTTGGGTCGGATTCCGGGTTTGCTGTCATTTCCTTCCGATGCAAGAGGGAAGTAAATGTTCCGGTCCAACATTTGTCCCTGGATCCATTGGATGAATCCACCCTGCTGACCAGTAACCTCAATACCCACGGACTGGGGCTTGTAGAGTTGAGCAAGTCGGAAGAGTGCATCGATATTCTTGTCCATGAGCTGGCGCTTGCAGACTCCATCAACCCAGAGCCAATCGCCCACGTTGTTGTACGCCCAAACACTGATCACCGAGAAGTCGGCTTTGTCCTTCAGCGAAGTGGCAAAGTCAGTGGTGATGTAGAAGTTGAACTTGCTCTTGTTCCGCAGCACAGCGTCGATTTTGTACCAACCAATGTCGCCGTCCTGAATCATTCTGTCTTCTTCGGACATGATTCGCAGCATCAGTTCCTGGTTGAACGTCTCGACCTTGCCCAGCTTCACAGCGTTGTCGTACTGCTCCTTCACGTAGTCAAACGTGAATCGATCAGGCCATGAGCCACGGAACTCCGATCGCTCGCACGGAAACTGCTCGCACACTGGGAAGACGTTGACCGCCCAGGCTCCGGACTCGACTGCCTTGTACAGCGGATCCTTCGCATTGAACGGTGTGCCAGACCAGATGATCATGTTCTTGGTCGGGTGCAAGGCGTAGTTGACTGCCTTGTAAACCGTGTCCTCCACCGCAGCAATCACCGTGGTCGACCGTGCATCCTCATCGGAGATCAAGTCATCGAGCACCGCCAGCTGAGGACGCTTACCCATTTCCTTGGCACCCCGGACACCGGTCTTGGCACCGTAGCCCTTGACGATAAACACCTTGCCGTCAGCGTTCTTGAACTCCCAGCGGATGTCGGTGAACCGGATCTCGGGGATGTACTGCTTCAAGAAGTCGCTGTTGTCCCAGCGGAACTCCAAGTTCTTCCGCATGTTCTTGACACCGTTCTCGATCGAGTCGGACACATAAAGCGCCAGGTCCAACCTACCGAAACCAGGGATCTCTCCATAGGTGGCAATGAACAGGAACAGGTACTCACCCATCACCGTGGTCTTGGCAATACCTCGGTGACAGAGGTTGATCACACGCTTGCCACCCTCGGTCAGGGTGTCGAGCATCCTGTAGTGAACCAGCGGAGTCTTGTGCTCCTCACCTTGCTGGCCATTGACCAGCTTGATGAACGTCACGAACTCCAGTGCAAACTCACTCGGCACATAGTTCGGATTGAGCTGGTAATCCGTGGCGTTGAGATAATCCTCAACCTTCCACGGAGCCAGTGCTTCTGCTACAGGATCAAACGTCATTGAATCTCTTTTCATGCTCATCCATTTCTTCGTCCGAATACCTGGCGTTGTTGTACAGGATCACGTAACAGAACAAAAACAGAGAAAAGCCAATACAGACACCCCATTGGACATCAATGAGGGCAATGACTACTCCCCAAAAACCACCAATGACAGAAGCGCACAAGGCGCTGTAGCAACCAATCTCAAAGTTGTTCATCAAGTCACCTCTTGTGCATCTACATCAATGACGATTCTTGCGTGAGCCACCTCCTGTGCATTCATCGCACCGGCCTCAAGCGCAAGCCTCTGCTGACGAGCCAATTCCAAAGTGGCCTGCCGCAGTTGAGAAATACTGGAATCCTCTTTGACCCCGATCTCGAGCTCCACCTTTTGGGTCTCGGGCATCTTCAAATGGGTCAGCAGACTGTTGGCGGCATCACACCGCACCTTGTCGCTCCCACTGTTCACCATCAGATCGGCCTGCACATTCAGCGCCCTCTGGTACAGATCCTGGTTCAGCACATAGCTGGGAATTAGCGTCTGCTCAAAGATCAGGTTCACGAGCTTGGATTTGTTGTACGCCGTCACATAGCTGGCAATGTCCTTGGCCTGAACACCCTGAGCCACGAACCGGGCGTACTTGTCAGGAAAGGTCTTCGTGTAAGCCTCGATGTTCGTGCACCCCATCAGCTTGTGGCTCACGTACTTCACGGCCTGGACATACGAATCCACCTTGAACCGGCCATCAGCCATCACCTTGGTGTAGCTCAGCAGGTTCTCCCTGTAACTCTCAAACATCTCGGGATCAGAAAGAGTCGTATTGATCTGGTCAATCAACTCCTGGTTGATGCTCTTCTTCACCTTGTCAGGAAGAGCCTGTTTGAACTGGTCAATAGTCAATGCACTCATGAAATTCTCCTTGCGTACTCAGCCAATAGTTCTTGAGCAATGCTTTGAACGGCATACGCCTCTTGCTCACTTCCTGGATTCTTTTCCCCATAGTAATCGCACCACTCTTGCCATGCGTGTACCGCTTCATGGATCAACAGCCCAGCGATCTCAATAGCATTGCGGCCAGAGCAATCACCCAAGCACACGACGCAAACCAATCCTCTGCTTGAGAAAATGTTATGAGCGGTGGCATTGGCATGGTCATTAGAAATCCATCGTGGGGAGTCTTCGATCTTCAGATGTTTCATGGCCTTCTTGTACTCAGCTTCTGAAAGGCATAGACAAAGATGAGGCCCAGGAGCAGAGATCCTTCTGTCCAACCACTTAAAGCTTTGCTTCTTCACACAGCCTTCTTCCTTTTAGTTAGCGTATAGGCTGAGTATAGTAGAACCAAATAAAAAAGGCCCCTATAAAGGAGCCTTACATAAAACTTACAAGAGTCGAACCCTTATATATAAAAGGGGCGAAGCCATGGGAACCGGGGG